CTACGTAGTCCTCGACTTTCTCTCGCTAGCCTCAAACATTGACGACCAAAGGTGACGGATGGGACGCCCAACAGCCCGCGGTAGCAAGCACAAGCCAAAGGACGTGGTTGAGATCTGCACGTCCGCAACGACGGTTGAGTACCTGCGCGCCAGCCTGGAGCAGCTAGAGCAGGCCGTTGTCGATGCCACCGAGTCGCGCTCGTGGCAGGCGATGGCCTCGCTCAAGTACCGCGCCCTTGAGACACGGCAGAGGTTGGACGAGGAACTCGCGAAGGCCGCGCTTCCTGACGACAGCATGAGCGACGAGGAGCTGCTCGGCATCATCGTGCAGGCCGTGGGCCAGTTCTCTGTGCAGCAGATCGAACGCCTCGAGGATGCGATCGCGTTCCGGCGTGGCCGGCCGGTCGTGCGCCTCGTCGAGACTGGTTGAAAAAAGATGCGGTATCCCTTGCGCGTGGATTAGCGGTGCGCTAATCTATTCATGTCGGGGGGCGATGAAGCTCACGACGAAGAAGGATACAAACACAATGGCCACCAAGACCTACAGCATCTGGTTCCGCGACGCCCACACCCCGACCCGCATCTACCGCGGCGCCAGCCACTTCACCGACCGCGCGCTCGCGGCCAAGGTGTCCACCGGAACGGACGGCATGCTCTTCCTCGAAGGCGCCTATCGCAATGTCTACGGTGGCCTCGTCCTTCCGGCCAATGTCAACCGCGCAGCCGCCGAACAGATGAACAGCGAGTTGCTCGGGTGAGCCGCGGGGGCTCCCGCCCCGGCGCCGGTCGCCCTCGGAAGTTCTCCGAGGGGGCCGCGGTGCCGCGCACGATCCGGCTTCCGGAGATCGTGTGGGTGGCGTTGCAGGAGCGCGCGGACGACGAGGGCGTCTCGCTCGCGGAACTGGTGGCTACCCTCGTGAGGCCGGCGTGAGCCTCTCCGCGATGGCGATGGCGGCAGCGCGCCTGTCGCGTCGGACGCAGACCGACCCGCTGGCCTACTTCACGCCGACGCAGCCGCAGTTGGACTTCCTGTCGCATACGTCGCGCATCCGGCTCGCCCGCTCGGGCAACCAGATCGGAAAGACGACGATGGGCCTGGTGGATCTCATCTACCGCGCGCTCGGGTCGCACCCATACCAGCTCGTCCGCGCCGCTCCGATCGAGGCGTGGATCCTCTGTCAGTCGTGGGAGTCGTCGCTCAGCATTCAAGGCAAGCTGTGGGAGCTCCTCCCCAAGGACAGTCTCGCACTAGACACGGAGTACGTCGCTGGACGCGGTTTTCGCGGCAAGACACCCGTGGTTCGCCTACGGAACGGAAGCGTCATCCGTGTCCGAACGGTCGCGCAGGGGTCATTAGCTCTCGCTGGCTCCACAATCGACGTATGCCTGATCGATGAGCCATGCCCAGAGGAGATCTACAACGAGGTGATCCCGCGCGTGTTCGCGAGGAACGGCGTGGTCATGATCACATTGACGCCGGTAGGCGCTGACCTCAAGTGGTTGAAGGCGCTCGTTGAGGCCGGCATCGTGACGGACATGCACTTCCCTCTGACGCCAGAGAATACGCGGCCGATCGGTGCAAGGGAGCCACGAAAGACGCAGGCGCAGATCGACGAGCTCGCGAACCAGTTGCTCCCGCAGGAACGCGCCCAGCGCCTCGACGGAGAGTGGGAAGGCGAATGGGCAGAGGATCGCGTGTTCCGCGCGTTCGATCCAGCACGCCACGTTCGCGACGAGGCGCCTGTTGGCGAGGTGCTCATCGGTGTCGGCATCGACCATGGCACCGAGGCCGGCGCACAGGTTGCGATCCTGTCTGCCGTCTTGCGTGACGGAGGCGACGGGCACCCGCGGATCTGGGTGCTCGATCAGGTGCAGAGCGACGGAATGACGACGCCAGAGCAGGACGCCGAGGCGATCCTCGGGATGCTCCGACGCGCCGGCCTCCGCTGGGAAAACGTAGATCGCTGGGTCGGCGACCGGCGTGTATACGGTCGCAAGAACGGTTCGCTTAAGTCGAACGCGATGCTCATGGCTGCGATGGAGCGCAAGATGAACCTGCCGACCGGCTCGCTTCCGTTCCGAATCCAGACGGCGTGGAAGCCGAAGGGCAGCGTGTACAGCGCCTACCGTCTCATGCAGGCGTGCATGTTGCAGGGCGGCTTCATGGTGCACCCGCGATGCAAGGGGCTGATTGATGACCTGCTCAAGTTCGACGGCCGAGAAGCCTCGGAGCACAAGCACGCGATCGATGCTCTCCGCTACGGCGCCGTGGAGCTCGTGAGCCGTCGCCTATACAACCCGACCGCGATACGGCTCGGGTGACAGGGGGACCCGTGTACGCCTACTCCAAGATGCCGACGCCGCCCGCTCCGAGCAACCCCGAGGAGGCGATGCGCTGGGAGCACACGCGCCACCGACGCGCGCTCATGGAGGGACGCTGGCAGCGCCTCCTCGAGGATCGGCTCCAGACGCAGCTCGGAAGCACGCGACGTCAGGCATGGGGCCTGCCCGACATGGGGACGAACGCCTATCGTCAGGTGTGCTATTCGCTCGCCTGCCTCTACGATGCCGAGCCTGACGTAAAACACAACCGAGCCGGCGACGTCTCCGCGCTGACCGACATGATCTCCCGCTCCGGGCTGTGGCCGCAGATGAGCCGGTTCCAGGCGATGACCATCGCGCTCCGCGAGATGTGGATGAGGATCGACGTCGAGGACGGACGCATCATCTACCGACCTGTCGCGCCTGACATGACGATCGCCGAGAGCGACCCGTCACGCCCGACGATCCCGACTGCCTACGCCGAGGTTCGTCTGCGCCATGTCCGCGGCGAGACGGTGTGGGCATGGGATGTGCTGGACATTCGCGACCCAGCGAACCCGTCCTACACGGTTCGACTCGCGACCGACGATGCCAAGTTCGGCGAGGACGTTACCGAGGAGGTCCTCGGCGCTCGGTTCGACGGCGCGGCCTACCCGTACCGACGCACGCCGCGCGGCGACGAGGTTCTCGGCGCCCCGATCCTCCCGGTCGTGCTGTACCACGCGAGCCTGTACGGCGATCGCCTGTTCGATCCATTTTTCGGCGTTGAAACTTACGAAGCGTCGTTGAACCAGTCGGTGTTCAGCACGTTCCTCGCACACTCCATCAGGGACGCTTCTTTTCCCCAGAGATACGCGATCGGAGTCCGCATCGCCGGCTCGGATATGGTGGACGGAGGCACGCGAGGCCAGCGCGTCGAGGTCGTGACCGACCCGACTACGATCCTCATGCTGGATGCCGCAATGGAACAGCAACCCCAGGTCGGACAATTTACCGCCGGGAGCGACGTTTCCACCCTCGAGCAGACCATCGCCGCCCTGGCCCATCGCCTCGCGACCGACGCAGGTCTGTCTCCGTCCGAACTCCAGCGCACGAGCGGAAGCGCAAAGTCCGGGTATGCCATCAGTCTGTCGAACGAGGGCCGTCGTGAGGCCCAGCGCAAGTACATCCCGCAGCAGCGTGAGGGCGACGAGCGCCTCCTCGCTGTGACGGCCACGCTGCTCAACCGCGCGATGGGCACGCAGTTCCCGGAGGGCGGCTACTCGATCCTGTACCGCGAGATCCCGCTCTCGCCGGAAGAACTCTCCAGCCGTCGTCAGCATGTCCTTGAAATGCTCGAGGCTGGCCTGATGCGCCGCGTGGATGCTCTCCGCTACTTCGGCTCGCTGTCCGAGGAAGACGCCCGCGCCGCGCTCGAGGCCATCGACGCGGAGAAGGCGCCGACCGCCGCGGAGCAAGAATCGGAGGGTACGGGGCCGGCGCCCGCCGAGCAGGTATCCACCGAGACGGAGCACGGCGAGGAGATGGCTGACGCTGCCGAGGAGGTCGTGGCAAGCGCAGAGGCGATCCGCGCGTTGCTCGCTGGCGATGTGCCGGCGGCTACCCGTCGCGTCCTCGAGGCCGTCGCAGAGAGTCTCGCGGAGGCCGCTGGCTACCTCGGTGCAGGCCCGATGGTGGAGGCCGAGGTCGAGATCTCCGACGAGGAGGACGACGCGATGCCAGAGACGGAGACGCCCGACACGGCAGCGCCCGAGGAGAGCGTGGCTGCGGCGGCTACCTCCGCAGGCGTGCCGGCCTCTGCCGTGGCGCTCAACGGCGCGCAGGTGCAGGCGGCGCAGGGGATCATTACGTCGGTGGCGAAGGGTGAACTCCCGCGCGGCACGGGTGTCCAGATGCTCGTGCAGTTCTTCAACATGGCGCCCGAAGCAGCCGAGGCGCTCATGGGTGACGTCGGTGGGTCTTTCACCATCACGGCACCCGAGGCGCCCTGATGCCCTTCATCTCGGAAGCACAGCGCGACTACCTCAAGCGCGAGCATCCGGCCGTCTACCGGAGGTTCCTGCGCGACGAGCGGGCGATGGGGTTTGAGTTGCGGGCGCCCGCTGACGTCGCCGAGGTGGCGAAGCGCGGCCTCGAGGCTCGCGAGCGGTACGGCCGTGGCGGTACGCTCGTGGGTGCGCGCAGGGCGAACCAGCTGGCGAACCGTGAGGTCGTGAGCATCGAGACGATCAAGCGCATGGTCGCGTACTTCACGCGGCACGCCGTAGACCTTGAGGCGCCTGCCGCGAAGCCGGGGCACCCGGACTACCCGAGCGCCGGCCGCATCGCGTGGGATCTTTGGGGCGGCGCGCCTGGTCGAGCATGGGCGCGTCGGCAACTGACAGTATGGGAGCGCGTTCAGCGCGAGGAGGGCAAGTGAGCACAGAGGAAGGGACTGACACGACTGGCGCAGAGGCGCGGATCCGGCAACTGGTCGCGAGAGTCAAGGAACTCGAGGGCCGCGTGACGGAACTCACGCCGCTGGCCGAGAGCGCCGAGAAATACCGCGCTCAGGTAGACGAGGTGAAGGCCGCGAGCAAGGCCGAGCGCGAGGCGCTCCGCATCGAGCGCGAGATCGCCAGCGCAGGCATCACCGACGCCGAGGGCATGGAGTACGTCCAGCACGCCTATGGGCGTCTGCCTGCCGAGGGCCGGCCTCCGCTCGCGGAGTGGCTGGCAGCGAAGGACGCGCTCCCGAAGGCGGTGAGGGCGTACCTGCCGGAAGCCACGCCGGCCGCGGCTCCTGCACCGACGACGATGACGATGCCGAAGGCCAACGCTGGCGTGACGTCGCAGCAGCCTGTCGTCTCGCCGAGCGCGTGGAATGAGGCGGCGATCGCGAAGATGACGCCGAGCGAATGGAAGGCCAACAAGGCCGCGATCCTTGCCTCGCTGTCCACAGGTTGACAGACTGTCACGAGCGGTAGTACGGTAGCCGTGAGGCACACGCCTCACGCGCCCGAGGCAAGGTCTCGTAAAAAGCGAAACGCGCGGACAACGTCAAACGAACAAGGAGGCCACCATGGCCAACGAGATCCTTTTCAGCACGCTGTCCGGCAACGCCCGCGTCAGCGCCGTCCTCCACCAGACCATCGTCGAGAAGCTCGCGGACACGTTCGACCTGTCGAACCACCCGAGCATCCTCCAGTTCGGCGTGATGAACGGTACTGGCAGCTCCGCGCTCCAGGTTCCGGTCGTCGGCCTCAATGGCACCGACTCCATGGCCGCTGTTGCCGATGGCTCTGCCGTCAGCAACACGCAGATCACGACCGGCTCTGCGACCATCACGATCGCGCGTCAGGCGCTTCGCCGCTCGATCAGCGACCTCGCCAACCTCACGAACAACGTGGCGGGTGGCATGGGCGTTGGCATCGAGGGTCTCGCCGAGGACATGGTGTTCGCGTACCGCAAGCGCGCGACCTCCATGCTCTGCGCGCTCTCGAGCGGCTTCAGCACCAGCGTCGGCGCGACCACGGTTAACCTCTCCGTGTCCACGTTCTACGACGCCATCTTCGCGCTCCAGCTTCAGGCCAATGACGGCCAGTTCGTTGCCGTGCTGCACCCGCAGCAGATCAACGACCTGATCTCGTCCCTCCGCAGCGAGACCGGCCCCGGCCAGTACCTCGCGGCGACTCAGGATCAGATGAACGCGAAGGGCCGCGGCTTCCGTTCTTCCCTCTTTGGCGTGGATCTCTATAGTTCGACGTTGACGCCTACTGCGAACGCTGGAGCCGACTACCTCGGCATGATGTTCGCGCCTGGTGCGATCGGCATGGCTACCGGAACGCCGGCTCCTGTTGCTGGCGCTGGTGGTGTCATCCTGCCTGCCGGCTCTCCGGTCGTGGTCGAGCTCGAGCGCGACTCTGCCTCGGGCCTCACCTACCTGACCGGCAGCGCGTACCTCGGCGTGGCCGAGGTGCAGGATCTCAAGGCTGTGTCGATCCTGAGCGACCTCTAGCCTCTGCTAGCGTCGGGGCGTGTCGGTGCTTATGGTACCGGCACGCCTTCGGCGTTTTAGGAGGGTTCAGTGGCAGCAACATTTTCGACAGGTGGCGGCAACAACTTCGCCGCATCTCCTGCATCCCGTCCGGCGGCGATGCGTGACCTCCTACCCATGGAGGCGATCCCGGCATGGTGGTACATGCACCATCCGTCTCGCTGGCAGCTCATCGGAGACGAGTGGCTCCCGTGGCTCACTGAGCTTCGTGCAGATCCCGGCGTGGCTCGCGTGGATAAGGACGGCAGCACCGACCTGTCCGAGGTAGCCCTGCGCCGTAAGGGCTGGACGATCCTTCCGTGGGACGTTGAGCCTGGTGGCTACTGCGTGGCCTATGACGGCACTGGTGGAAAGGTGCATCTCAGCAAGTGGCAGGTGCCAAAGATGGTGGCAGGCCAGCCGCGTGTGACGAGCGACGAGGCTGGATACTGGGCCTTCTGCAAGCGCATGGTGACGGACGGCTACATCCCGAAGCCTGATCCCGACTTCATCGATGTGATCATCGAGCGTCAGCAGCGCAAACTTCAGGAATGGGAGGAGCGCGCCGTGTCGAACCCGCATGTCGCACAGATGCTGCCTGCCGAGCGTGCGCTGCTCGAGCGCATGGAGGCTGCGAAGGAGCGCCTCTATTCCGAGCCAGCCGAAGACACTGCGCCGAAGCGAGTCCGCAAGTGAGCGGCGAGAAGCCTGCCATCCGGCAAGGCATGGAGCGCATGACAGAGCGCCTCGTGCAGAGCGGGATGCCTTCCGACAAGGCCCGCAAAGTGGCGCAGGATGCAGCGCAACGTGCGGATCGCAAGGAGCGCGATAAGCGGTAGCCAAAGGGGTGGGGCATGTCGCTTGCTGAAACCGTCTATGCCGCTCGGTTCCGGTCAACGGAGACGCTCGAGCGTGGACGCCAGCAGGCGCTAACCTGCCCGACCCAGCGCGCAGGCGCCACGGCCACGCCGACGAGCGGGACGATCACGATCTACCGGCCTGACCAGACGGTGCTCGTGACTGCTCCCGTGACGGTCCCCGTTGGCGGCATCGCGACCTACTCGCTGGCTGCGGCGACCACGACGGCCGAGCAGCTCGGCGAGGGCTGGCTCGTGGAGTGGGCGCTCGTCATGCCGGATGCGGTGACGCACACGTTCCGCAACGATGCGGCGCTTTGCCGCAGAACCCTCTATCCAGTCGTCGGAGATGCCGACCTGACGCAGCGTCACAGCGACCTGCCCAACCTGCTCGCGTCGGGCACGACGTCATACCAGGCCTACCTGGATGAGGCGTTCGCCACGATCGGCAACCGGCTCATCTCGCAGGGGCGCCGGCCGTACCTCGTGATCCAGCCCAGCGCGCTGCGCGAGGCGCACGTCGCGATGACGCTGCACCTGATCTTCCTCGACTTCTCCACGTCAGCGGGGGACTCCGGTAGGTGGCAGGCGCTCGCGGATCACTACATGCGCGCGTACACCGAGGCCTGGAACCAACTCAAGTTCGTCTATGACGAAGCTGACGAAAACAAGGTGGACGCCACGATGAAGAAGGGTGCCGCCTCGACCGTGTGGCTCAACGGGCGCGGCGGTCAGTCCTATTGGACTCGGTGGTATTGATGGCTGCGAAGAGCATCCGTCAGTTGCGCGAGGACGTTACGGCGCGCATCCTCACGCTCACGGGCTGGAAGGAGTCGAGGGTCGCCCCTGACAACTTCGGCCGTGACGCTGACAGCATAGCGCACAAGGCATTCGCGGTGCATCCGGCAGAGACGTCGGACATGCGCGCCTATCGTGGCCGGCCTTCCGAGGGGCTTCTGGTCGAGACGTCGCTCGTCGTGCATTACTGTTGGCGGCTCGCACCGAAGGGAATGTCCGACAGTTACGACGACGCCCTCGATGGAGAGCAGGCCGTCGTAAACGTGCTCATGGCCTACGACGCAACCTGGCCGTTGTCGTACAAAGTGCAGGTCATCCGCACCACGCGCACCACGTCGGATAGTGGCGAGTGGGTGCTCGGGCAGGTTGAGTGCCGCATCGTTCACACACTTCCACTTCAGTAGGGGGATCTCATGGCCGCATCTACGGTGATCAAGAACTTTCGCGATGCCAGCGTGGTTTTCGCAGACGGCACGACGCCGACTCCGCTCTCTCTGACGCTCGCGCTGGAGGCTGGCGATCTCGCGCTCTCCGGCCTCAACGAGAGCAACACCGAGGTCACGACGTACCTCGACCGTGGCGATCTCGCGACCGTCAGGAAGACGAACCGCTCGTTCCCGACCGTGAGTATGACTTGTTCGATGGCAGATCTTTCTGATGCCACCGACAAGCTGATCTGGGACGCGATCAACAAGACCGGCGCCTTCGCCAGCGCGGTCAGCACGATCAGCGGTTCGGACGCCTACGGCCTCAAGATCACGCTGACGATCGAGGGCACCAACTTCGGTGACTCCGCGGATCATG